ACCGAGAATGGTGTCAAGTCTAAAGAGACTTTAGCCACTCCGTGCGTCTCGTTGATATGATTCCTAGAATGGGCTTGGCCTTCGGTAAAGTACCGAAGTAGCTTCGACCATCCCGGGAGATCATGATTAACGGGGTTCGACTTAATAACACGAACGCGAAATTCACACCGTTGAAGGTGCGAGTTCCAACGACGTTTAAAAAGTCGTGCTTGGTTAGGTATTCCGCTAAGGCTAGGACATGCAAGATGCATGTCTTCGCTCGGGATTGGGCCATAAACGGCTTCAAGTCTCGACACGATATATTCGTGCAGGCAAAAATACTTCCTATCCCAACATGAATTAGCATAGCTAATCCAGCTGGTATAGACGTCAGGACGAGGTGATTCATCCCACAAGGTCCTAAAACGGACCGGTGTGACATCGATGCCTTTGAAGGCGTCGACACCACAAGATTCTCTGAAGAATCCTTGTGTGCAGCTCTTAGAGCGGTTGATCAACAACCCAAACTCTTCGAGACTGGCTATCGCGCTCTCCGCAAAAGCGGTCGGTACGATAACATCATCACCATATACTAAGATACTCTCACGAGTATCTGCGTTAGGTGCTACGGCGGTAAGGATGGCCCAGATAGTCAACGCCATAATGGGAAAGCATAAAGCTGATCCCATAGGCGCGAACTTCTGTAACCGTAAAACCTCACCGCTAGGCAACACCGTAGAGGTGGATCTACAACAATCCAGGTACGCGAAAACGCGTTCCGGAAAGAGTAGGCGAACTAGATCAAGAGATACGCGATCACTGGCCTCCTTGAGGTCTAAAGTGGCGTACCAACCATGCTTAGAGCCTTGAATGGCTCCTCGCTTGTTGGGTCCTTGATCTGTGAAGAAGACATTGTATTTGGTAATAGAATGCTCTTCTACTAAACGGTATATTGCCTGCCTAAGCCCTTGCTGAATCCATTGAAAATCAACGGGTTCACACGAGATTAGACGAGGGCCGCGGGAGTCCTTCGGTACGAGTAAAACACGTGCCGAATGATCCGTACTACCAATGGCATCGAAGCCTTGGTAAACATCACAGACGTGCCCCAAAGAAGCGCAAAAATACGCGTCGAAGGGGTAGAGTTCAGTGATTCGACTGGAAACATTGGTCCAGAGAAACTTGTCCCAAAGGCGCTGTCTCGTTGAGACAACGCCTGGGCCATGACTCGGACAAATGTCCGTAGGGTCGAACGACGAGAAAAGCTTTGTTAAAAGCTTTCTCGCCTCGCGAATGATCACAAACCGACGAATTTCAGGAGAAAGTTGATAAGACTTTGATATGTCTTCCAACGATCCTGCGACGAATCGGTTGCGATTAATACTATGCCAAGCACGATACAAATAAGTAAACGAGCTGTGCAATTCCGACAAGTCTTTCTCTGACTTCTTAAAGTCATCGATAACTTGTTGTTCTTGTGCCTCTTCATAAGGGAGTTCATACTTGTAAAACAAGTAGAGGACCTGCCTTACGAACTTAACGCATTGTGCGTCTGGATCAGGAAGGAGTAATCCGTCCGGATGGAATATACGTTCGAACAGTTCACCGAGAAACCTCGGCAACTGAGTAGGTCTGCGCACAGCAAAGCGCACAAGCCTACCGTCGAAACGTACATTTCCTGTAAGCGCCTGATCAAGGTGCTTACCAAGACGGGGTAAAGTTTTCGTTAGAAAACTAACTCCTTCAGAGAGATACCTGCGCCTTACCCATTGCTGGGTGAGTCGCAGAGATCTTGTGTTGAACACTCCAAGTGACGCGTGAGCGTCTGCTAGAAGTGCAGCGATGATTTCACTTTCATCTAGGCTCTTATTGGTAACCATAAGGATTACCTCCTAGAGCATGCACACCCTAACAGATACCGACGAGAAACAAGCAAATGATGCACATCTCATACGTCAGTCGTGATGTAAGTCGTAATATTTTATTATTACGAGCGCATCCGCTAGATTCCACTTCATCTCATCTGAACTTGCGTCCAGAAGAAAGGGAAGTGCTACATCATGCAAACCTGTCTGCTCTCTCGCGAGAGTAAGAAGATAAGCATGATACGTATGTTCATCCAACTTATGCCCATTTTCGTTACCTTCATGGTAAACGTCAAGTAGGA